TGTGAATGTGGTTCAGTTCTTCAGTTACGGAAAAAAGACGATCATGAAAAAACATTAAAACATTCTCTATTTATTCATAAAGAGAAATTTAAAAATTGTTTAGTTTATATATAAAATTTTTTATATATGTCTATATTATAAAATGGCATCAGAATGGATAAATCACGTTAAAGCATACGCTTCTAAAAATAAAGTTTCTTATAAAGAAGCTATGAGTAAAGCTAAAGCTACTTATAAACCAAAAGGTAAAAAGGCTGATAAAAAACCAGCTAAAAAGGATACTAAAAAATCATCTAAAAAAGACAAAGAAGAAATGCCTGAAGAATAATTAAGTTTTACTTCTTGTTTTAGGCTGTGTATATGTTTCGTCACCACTTTCAATATCTTTTTTTTTTGATTGAATATCTTTCTTTATTTCTTCTTTTATTTTGTATTCTTGTTTATCATTAGTTCTTAATAATACATTTTTTACTATTTCATCATAGCGGTCACCGTATAATAATTTAAGGTGTTTTTGCTCTCTGCATTTATCACATAGATAGGTTAAGTAACAGCGTTCTTTTTCACAGAAGACACATAGGAAAGGCATAGTTATACTTATATGTTAGATATTAAATAGTCTATTAATTTTTCAGGAATTCTATACCTCTCTAATCTTTTAGGAATTTTTCCATATTCAGATATTATAGAATTGTTACCAACTTGTAAATTTTGATAGTCTTTATATTTTTCTCTTAATTCTTTTGTATTGCACCTAATAATTTTCCCATTTTTATTAATTGTTTTACTTGTTCCCATTCTATTCTTGTGTAGTTTTTGTTTATCAACTGTTATAATATTCTCACAATCTTTTTTGCATAAATTAGATTCTAAATTAGGTATGTTATTCCACATTCTAGTTTTTTTTTCATATCCCCAGTCTGAATATTTACAATATGAGAAATCATTATAAGTATCATATTGAGGATATTTTTCAGTTATATATTTCTTCATCTTTCCGCTTTGTGGATTTTCAACTATCCAGTATTTAGGTTTGAAATATTCTATTATCTCAAATACTTTATCTACCATAGGTTTTCCGTAAGTGTCTATATCTTCTTGCAGTATTTCTCGTGTTATTATTTTATCTCCATGTGCTTTAAGTTTTCTACCTATCCAAGCAGCCCTCAATCTACTCCACCATAAACAAACTGGACTAGCGGTGATTAGATCAAAATAATTAGGTGGAAAAATTTTATAATCCCAAGTTAGTATATCTTCTTGTATATGGTAGTCACTATTATCATATTCACTAAAGGGACATTTCCCATCTAAATCTCTATCTAAACTAATTATATTATTACCGCATTTTTTAGATACTTTTCCGAATGAATGAGTTCCTGAAAATAATTCTAAATGATTCATTACTCTAATATATAATACCCTTATATTTTTAGTTATTTCGTTTACCGCTATTTAATTTTAAATCCTTGAGATTATAAAGTTCCTTAAATAGTCTATTTAAAATATTATTAATATAGTCCCATATAATTCTACAATTCATTATACTTAAAGAACTTATTTTTATTTTTTAAATAATACAATAGGTCAAAGTAGTTGTTTTTAGTCATAAACCATAAATAATCCCTATAATATTCTTGTTCGTCTTCTGTTAGATAAAGGTCTAAATCTATTTCTATCATTTAATAATCTACTAGATTTATTTCCTGAAATTCTACAATTGCTAATTTTTCGTCTATTAATTTCTCTTCTTTAATTAATCGTATTGTATCATTTAATACTATTATTGTATTCATGTAATTATTAGACAAAGCTACTATTTTATCAATATAACTTTTATTTTTGTTTATTCTTCCCTGATATTTTCGGCTCAAACTTTTTAGTTCTCTTTCTAAATCTTTATTGTACTTTTTCAAATTAATATATTCTGTTTTTAGTGCATTATATCTAGAAGCCATATCATTAAAATCCTCTAACGTAAATCCTACTCCTTCTTCAGTCATTATTAATATATTAATATATTAAAATCTATTATAGGTGACGGAAAAGTGACGAAGTGACGGAATGACGGTGATTCAAAATCCTCAACCTTTTCTATATATAACACTAAAAAATATAAACACTATTATTTATTTTACATTTATTTATATTACTTTTTTTATTTTTTCGTCACTTCGTCACTATTAAGATATATTATGGTATATATATTAATGGTTATATAGAAAAGGATAAGAAAAAGGTAAGAAAATAAGAGTGACGAAAAAGTGACGTTTTTTATTAAGAGGTGACGGAGTGACGTTTTTTATTAAGCGGTGACGCTAACATTACCGTCTTTAAGAATCATAGCTCTCTCAACCATAGCAAAAATCCGCTGAGTAGACGATTGATTTTCTGCACCTCCGCCTAGAACTTTATCAAACTTTCTAACTAACTGTATTGGTTTCTGACCTACCTGCGTACCATTTCCGACATTAACACTATTATCTGTTCTAAGGTCAACTCCTATATAGTTGTGTTTTGCTTCTAAGTTACCTCGCTGGGGTCGTCCCATATAAGTAATAGTATCAGTAATAAGTCGCTGGGTTTCTGTGCCGTCGTCCGCAACCTGTAAGTCAAGGTCAAACTCTATTTTAGGTATCTGAATATCAACACCGAAAACTTTACTTAATTCACGCTGTTTTTTGTGTTCCTTATTAACGTCATTAGGGTACATACTGTTATCATTAATTCGGAAATTATAGGATTCGCCTTTACGTAACCCTTCACTTGTATAGATTCCGTGTAGTTCGTTAGTGTCAAATCTATTAGTATGGACTACAATAGACCGAACTTTCCGACCACTTACAGCTATATCTGTGGTATGGGTCTGACCAGCAACTAAAGGAACTGGTATCTGATTTGTTGTAAGGATTAAATCCTCATACGGAACTAGAAGACCAGTATCAGACATGACTTCTTTAGCTGTTTCGTTCATGGTCACAGCGTCATAAGTTAAATAATCTGCTACCATTTGAACCGAAGTAGTATCAAGTACACAGACAGGGTCATAGACAATCCCACCAGGGTCAGGACGACTAATATTAATAACGTTATCAGTTCCAGGATTGTTAAAAGTAAATTCAACACTAACAGGCTCATTAATAACAAATAGAGGCAACTGAATATTTCTCATAAGTGGGAAAATATCAGAGAGTTTTATCTGATATTCTGAGGTATTTGTAGGAAGACTCCTAATAGTATTAGCTAAATAATCAAGGCGGTTATTACCAGTAAGGAAACCGTTTTTCATTTCAAGGGTCGCCGACCCAGCCTGAGTAGAAGGAGCAAGACCGTCATTCGTTCCGTATTTAATTCCATGCTTTCCTTCCTTTTCTTCTTGTGAAACAAAACAACGTTTAATAACTTTATAATATGGATAATCCTGCACTTGACTAATAATCTTAGTTCCTATTTTAAGGGTTGCATTACGTATAACTGCGTGAATACCAGCACGAATAGGTAAAGTGACCCTTGTATCCATTTGAGTATTAGCCGAAAGCAGTCTAAAGGTAAAAATAGAGCCACTATCAAGAACTCCTTTTTTTTCTAAAACAAATCTAGCAAAATCCCTATTAATAACAACAGGGTCTAAAATATTAGTTTCTACATTCATGTTTTCAATAACAGCCATAGGCTTCAAGTTTAAAGCAGAGGGCAAATCATTTAATCCGAGTTTCTTAGGTTGAGAAGACATTTATATTATTTATAAAGATAAAAATTTATAAATAAAAAAACATTAAATAAAAAACAAATAAAAAAATTCATAGGATTTTTTAAAATTTTAATTAGTTCTGAACCATAACTCCACTAGGAGAATAAAGTAGTGTATTCTTGTTAAATGTATATGTATAGATACTATTAGGACTGTTACCGTTTAAGGCTGATTTAATGCGAAGACTATAAGGCGTATCCTTAAAACTGACTCCGACTTTTGAAACATTATCAAAAGAAACTCCTATACCATATACTTTATTATTAGGTACAACATTACCTCCGTTATCTAAATCATTCTGATAAAGACCTGATTCAGAAGATAGAGGGTATTCAGTATTATTCTGATACTGAAATTTAGAGCCTGTATTTGTTTCAGTAAAGAGAGATTTTAGGGAATGATTATATTTAGGTATTGGTTTAATAGCATTAACAAAGTTCATATCTAGGTTAGCTATAGGGGTAGCAGAAACATTAGGCACGGTTTCGTCTATTTCATAATCTATAGGGAAATTACGTCCACCTCTAGCATGTATAACCTCATTAACAGCAACGTCCTCGCCATAGTTGTTATTCACAATATTTTTAAGGGCAGGGGTGCGAAGACTATCA